CAGGAAACAGAAGGAGAAGAAAAGCGTATGGAAGCCAAGGCGTACCTGGAACAGGCACGGAACATCAACATACAGATAGACAGCAAGCTGGAGCAGGTATCGTCTTTGCGGCAGCTGGCTATCAAGGCGTCATCGACACTCAGCCCGGTGCCGCCAAGCGGGACACCCAATCCGCACCGTCTGGAAGAAACCATCGCCCGTATGATGGATATGGAACAGGAAGTGGATGAAGCCATCGACGTCCTGGTCGAACTCAAGGCAGACATCATGATGGCTGTCAGCCGAGTGCCAGATGCCCGGGAACGGGTCGTCCTGGAACTCCGCTACCTGGCTTTCAAGGACTGGGCATCCATTGCCGATACTCTCGGACTTCATATCCGCCAGGTGTATCGGCTGCATGACGAAGCCCTGAAACACATCGAGATTCCTGGCGAATGTCACTGAATGTCACTAAAGCAGCACTTGATGTCACAGGCTTCTGTAAGATATACTATAATCAGCAAGAAAAGAATGAAGGACCGAGGCTTGAACGCCATCGGTCCTTTTTTGATGCCGGAGATGATGTAAATGCCCAGAAGACCGAAGACGCCCTGCAAATATCCGGGCTGCCCCAGGCTGGTGCCGTATGGAAGAAAATATTGTGAGGAACATGAACGGCAGTGCCAGGGCGACCGGGCTGATGCAGAAACACGTGGCTACGGATGGGAGTGGCAGAAGGCCAGGAAGTTTTTCCTGAAACGTCATCCCTGGTGCATCCGCTGCAAAGCAAAAGGCCGTCTCGTCCCGGCAACGGTCGTTGACCATATCAAACCGCATCGCGGTGATGCGAAACTGTTCTGGGACGAAACGAACTGGCAGCCCCTTTGCAAGAGCTGTCATGACCATAAGACGATGACCGAAGACCGGAACATCGAGTACAAGTACTGAATCCGTCCGTAGGGCGGGGGATGCAAATCTCTGCAGCCCTTCCGTCCATGACCGCCGCCCCCTCAAACGTGAAAAAACGCGAAATTCATAAGGGGGGATACCCGGCATCTAAAATCGAATCATCTGCTCCAGGCTATTTGGCCCGGAGCTTTTTTGTTGTGTGAAAGGAGCCTGTCATGAACGACTGCCAGCGCCGGCAGATAGAAGACATGCGGAAGCAGGGGATGGGCTACAAGGCCATCGCCAGAAAGACCAAGCTGTCACGGGACAGCGTACGGAATTATTGCAGGTGGCACCACCTCGCCGGTTACGGCAGAGCGGTGGCGGCTGCCTTCAGAGAGGAGCAAGCGTGTGAAGACATCGGATATGGAATGGAAGATGCTGCCCATCGGCCAGCTGAAGCCTGCGGCATATAACCCCAGGAAGCAGCTGAAGCCTGGCGACAAGGAATACGAGAAAATCAAGAAGTCCATTCAGGAGTTTGGCTATGTGGAACCCATCATCGTCAATTACGACATGACGGTCATCGGCGGGCATCAGCGCCTGACCGTACTGAAGAACCTGGGCTACGAAGAAGTCCAGTGTGTCGTTGTCCATATCGAGGATGAGCATAAGGTCAAGGCGCTCAACATTGCGCTCAACAAAATCACGGGTGCCTGGAACGAACAGCTCCTGGCCGACCTTATCGTCGATTTGCAGAGCGTCGACTTCAACGTCGACCTGACGGGCTTTGAAGCACCGGAAGTCGAGCAGCTCTTCTCGAAAGTGTACAACAAGAAAATCAAGGAAGATGACTTTGATGTCGACGGCGAACTGGCAAAGCCGACTGTCGCCCGTGCGGGAGATATCTGGCTCCTGGGTGACCACCGCGTCATCTGTGGCGATGCGACGCTGCCGGAAACCTATGAACGGCTGATGGCGGGGAAGAAGGCCAACATGGTGCTGACGGATCCGCCGTATAACGTCGATGTGGAAGAAACAGCCGGCAAGATCAAGAACGACAATATGCCGGATGACAAGTTCTACCAGTTCCTTTTCGCGGCCTTTGTCAATATGGAACAGAACATGGAGCAGGATGCTTCCATCTATGTATTCCACGCAGATACCCAGGGGCTGAACTTCCGCAAGGCATTCAAGGACGCAGGATTCTACTTGTCTGGCTGCTGCATCTGGAAGAAGAACGCCCTGGTACTGGGACGTAGCCCGTATCAATGGCAGCATGAACCGTGCCTTTTTGGCTGGAAGCTGAACGGCAGGCATCAATGGTATTCTGACCGCAAACAGACGACCATCTGGGAATACGACCGGCCGAAAGCCAGCAAAGAGCATCCCACCATGAAGCCTATAGCCCTGATGGCGTACCCTATACAGAATTCATCCATGAGCCACTGCATCATCCTGGACCCGTTCCTCGGTTCCGGTTCTACGCTCATGGCCTGCCAGCAGACGGGCCGCATCTGTTACGGCATCGAGCTGGACGAGAAGTTCGTCGACGTCATCGTCAGGCGCTACATCAGTGAATATGGGGACGCGGGTGTGTTTGTCCTGCGCGGGGACGAGAAAATCCCGTATGCGGAGGTGGCAGATGATGGAACAGATTAAGCTGGGCAGCCTGTTCTCCGGGAGCGGCGGTTTTGAACTGGGCGCCATCCTGGCGGGCATCCGTCCTGTATGGAACTCGGAAATCGAGCCGTTCCCCATCCGCGTGACGACGAGACGGCTGCCATCTGTGAAGCATTACGGCGATGTGAGTGCCATAAACGGCGCACAAATCGAGCCGGTAGACATCATTACCTTCGGCAGTCCCTGCCAGGATATGTCGATTGCCGGAAAAAGGGATGGCCTTGGCGGTTCGCAGTCCTCGCTGTTCTATCAGGCAGTGCGCATCGTGAAGGAAATGAGGGAAGAAACGAATGGACAATATCCAAGATATATCGTGTGGGAGAATGTCCCTGGGGCTTTCTCCAGCAACAAGGGAGAGGACTTCCGGACGGTCCTTGAAGAAATCTGCCGCATCAAAGACCCTGCGGTTTCAGTGGCTGGCTGTGCCAGATGGCAGCCTGCGGGATGCATCCTGGGAAACGGGTACTCTGTGGCCTGGCGCGTCCTCGATGCCCAATACTGGGGCGTCCCCCAGCGAAGAAAGCGCATCTACCTTGTCGCAGATTTTAATGGACAAAGTGCCGGAAAGGTTCTATTTGAGTCCGAGGGCCTGTCAGGGTATTCTGCGCAGGGCTTCCGAGCATGGCAGGGTGCTGCCGGACGTCTTGCGCCTGGCCCTGGAACGGCAGGCACAATCTGCCTGAATGACCAGGGCGGCATCCGAATGGATGTGACGGAAGAGCGGACGAACACCTTACGGGCAGAAGCCCATCATCCTCCGGTCATCGTCAATCTGCCGGGTCCGGTGTTTGAGAACCATGGAGCCGATGCCCGGTACAAGGGGCCGCTCTCTGTGAACCCATCACTCACGGCGCGGTACGGGACGGGCGGCAACAACCAGCCGCTGATCCTGCAGGGCGGGGGCAACAGAGAAAAGAAAACCTATGATGTACGGCAGACCTCGGACGGCACCCGCAATATGCGGAACCATATCTATGAGAGCGATACCTGCCGGACCGTCGACCGTTCGGGAAATGTACCGGGGAGCAACCAGGGCGGCATCGCTGTGGTGGAGCTGACCTATAGTGCCAGCAAGAATTCCCACTTCACACGGGCGGCGAAGGAAATGGCCAGTTCCCTGGTAGCTACGGATTATAAAGATCCGCCGCTCATCAACAGCCATGCTCGTGTCCGCCGCCTGATGCCGGCAGAATGTGCAAGGCTCCAGGGATTCCCGGACTGGTGGTGCAGCCATCTGGAAACAGGGAACCCGTCTGAAGAAGACATCCGCTTTTGGAGCGATGTCTTTGAGACCCATCGGAAAGCCCTGGGGAAAAAGACAAAGCCCAAGACCCGGAACCAGATTATCAAATGGCTGAAGGAACCGTACCGGGATTCTGCGGAATACAAGATGTGGGGCAACGGTGTCGCCCTTCCCTGCGTGTATTTCGTCTTGGCCGGCATTGCCTGCTTCTTTGAGAAAAAGATGCAAAAATGATTTGCTATTATCGGCGTTCAGAGTGATATATGTACTAGCAAAACAAGGAGGTACATAGACCATGACAATCCAGACGAACCTGAACGACCGCAAGGAACTGGCCAGAAGGCTGATTCCCTTCAACCATAACGAAAAGCTCCGCTATACGGGGACGCCGGCCTTTGCCTACGAAGGGCGGGGGTTCCGCATCCTTCGCAGCGGCGATATCGAATGCGATGATGAAAAGACAGAAGCCGCCATCACGGCTTTCCTGCAGGAAGCAGGAATCCTTCCGCATCCGGAACCGGCAGAAGGAACGGAACCCGAAGTGCCGCAAGAGCCGCTGGAGCAGGATGAAACGCCAGGATTGGACGCACTGCCGCATCCGGACAGGATGGAAATCAAGGTTCCCATTGATGGCATGGACGGTGCGCAGCTCCGCAACCTGGTCTTCATGCTCCACGCCCAGCAGTACCTGCTGAACCGGGCGGCAGGACATGAAAACATCCATGTGCCGGACAGGCTGGTGGAAGACTTGAAAGAAGAACCTGGTACCGACCAGACTTCCTTCTTTGCCATCTATCAGAACTATCGCAAGGAAGGGCGGGGCTTCTGGATTGCGGCAGATACGGTGACATTCTGCATTGCCGCAACCGGCAATGCTGTGAAGAACCGCGCCCTGATTGAACTAGCGGCCTTCATGGTCAGCGCAGCGAAAAAAGCGAAACGGGTTCAGGCTGACACACGGAAGCCTGAAAACGAGAAGTACTACCTGCGGATGTGGCTCCTGCGCATCGGCATGGGGACCAAGGCCAGCCACGAATCGCGCATGGCCCTGCTGAAAGGCCTGAAGGGATGGAGTGCCTTCCGCACGGAAGAAGAAGCCAAGGCTCATGCCAGAAAGCAGAAGGAACGCCGGCATCAGAACCCATAAATTTTCAATTTAATTCATAATTATTCTCAAAATGACTTGCTATTGTGTGCCTTTAGAGTGATATATAGTGTACCAAAAGAACACACGCACACATAGAAAGGACAGAGAGGATTATGAAAACACTGCACTTTGGCATCGAAATGGAAATGACAGGGATTACAAGAAGCCGGGCCGCCAGCCTCATGGCCCGCTTCTTCGGGACGGAAAGTCGGCATGAAGGCGGAGCCTACGATACCTACACCGCAAGGGATGAACAGGGACGGAAATGGAAAGCCATGAACGACTCCAGCCTGGTTCCACAGAAGAAGGTGAACGGAAACATTACAGATGCTTCCAGCTTCTACCGCACGGAAGTGGTCAGTCCCATTCTTTCCTACGAAGACATCCCGAAGCTGCAGGAACTGGTGCGGATGCTACGCAAGGCCGGGGCCTTTGCCAATAAATCCTGCGGCATCCACATTCACGTCGGGGCCGAACGCTTCACGGCAAAGACCCTACGGAACCTGGTGAACATTATGGCGAGCAAAGAAGACATGATTTACCGCGCCCTCCAGATCAACCCCTCGCGGGAAAACCGATACTGCCGGAAAACGAACACCACCTTCCTGAAGGATCTCAACCGGAAAAAGCCGGACACGCTGGACGGCATCGCCGACCTCTGGTATCAGGAAGCACCCTACGGACGGAACCATCATTACAACAGCACCCGCTACCACGGGCTGAACCTGCATGCCACCTTCACCAAAGGAACCGTCGAGTTCCGGCTTTTCAACGGGACACTCCACGCTGGGGAAATCAAGGCATACATTCAGTTCTGCCTGGCCGTCGCTCATCAGGCCCTGGCCCAGAAGAAAGCCTCGGCCCGAAAGACCGAAACGGACAATGAGAAATACGCTTTCCGGTGCTGGATGCTCCGGCTCGGACTCATCGGTGACGAGTTCAAGACCTGCCGGCTCCACTTCCTGAAACACCTCACGGGCAATTCCGCATGGCGCAATGCCGCCGCTTGAAGGGGATAGCCTTACGGGCAGCTTCGGCTGCCCTTGGGGTGGTAGAAGGGTAATCCCTTCAGAAAGGATGAGAGCGATGAAACAAAGAATCTACATTGCCTACGGCAGCAACATGAGTGAAGTACAGATGGCAAGACGGTGTCCTGACGCCGTTCTTTCAGGGACGGGCCGAATCCGGGGCTATGAACTCCTCTTCAAAGGTTCTCTGACAGGATGTTACGCCACTATCGAGAAGAAGGCGGATGCCTTCGTGCCGGTTGTTTTCTGGCGCATTTCTCCGGCGGATGAACGGCGGCTCGATGCCTATGAAGGCTTCCCGCGGTTCTATTATAAAAAAGAAGTGGATGTGGAAACAGATGACGGCATCATCAGCGGTCTTGTGTACATCATGCACGAAGACCGGCGGTTCGGTATTCCGGAGGACTGGTATTATCAGAACATGGAGCGGGATTACCGCAGGTTCGGTTTCGACCTGTCTATCCTGCGAGCCGGCCTGCGGCACAGCCGGGAACGGATGGAAGGAACGCGGCTCCGGCTTATCGCCATGGATGACAGGCAAGCTCCGCCCAAGGGAACTGAAGGCACCGTCCAGTTCGTCGATGATGCTGGAACCATCCATGTACAGTGGGATACAGGCAGCAGTCTTGGGCTGATACCCGGAACCGACGAATGGGAAGTCATCGAATAAGATGCATAAATATCGGATAGGCAGTCAGCGTCGAACTGTTCGAAGACAATGGCCACGCCATCGAATGGGTCATGAAGAATTAAAAAAGAGAACCCGAGGGGAACGCAGATGCGGTCCCCTCTGTCGTACAGCCCGCAAGGGCTTTTTTATTGGGAGGTGAGCGCCATTGGCTGTACGAGGAAGAAAACCGAAGCCGACGGCGCTCAAGGTGCTGGAAGGCAATCCCGGCCATCGTCCCCTCAATAAGAAGGAACCCATGCTAAAGGGACGGCTCCCTCGCTGCCCGGACTGGCTGGAAGATGACGCCAAGAAAGAATGGAAGCGGCTGGGGAAAGTCCTTGCTGAGATGGGGATGCTGACCAACCTGGATATGATGGCCTTTGCCGGGTACTGCCAGGCATATGCCCGATGGAAAGGAGCGGAAGAGTTCATCACCCAGCATGGGGATATGGTGCGGACGCCGAACGGCTACCTGCAGCAGGTACCGCAGGTAGCCATTGCCCAGACGAACCTCAAGATCATGCTGAAATTCTGTGAGCAGTTTGGCCTGACCCCGTCAGCCCGGAGCCGCATAGTTGGGGAAGAGAACGGGGCAGAAAAAGAAACGGATGAAATGGAACTGCTGTTAAGGGGGTGACAAGTTTGGCATTTGTATATAAGCCGTCAGCGTTCATGCTGCCGGATTCCCATTACGACAAGGACAAGGCCGACAGGGCGGTTGCCTTCATCGAGCATCTCTGTCATACCAAAGGCAAATGGGCCGGGCAGCCGTTCCTGCTCCTGCCGTGGCAGGAACAGATTGTGCGTGATCTCTTCGGCATCGTCAAGGAAAACGGGAAGCGGCAGTTCCTGACGGCCTATATAGAGATTCCAAAGAAGAACGGGAAAAGCGAGCTGGCTGCAGCCATCGCCCTGTACCTTCTTTATGCCGATAACGAGCCGAGTGCCGAAGTGTATGGTGCGGCCTGTGACCGCAACCAGGCTTCCATTGTCTTTGATGTGGCACGGCAGATGGTCGAGATGAGTCCGGCCCTGATGCGCCGCTCCAAGATACGGACGGCGGGCAAGCGCATCATCAATTATCGCAACGCCGGGTTCTACCAGGTGCTGTCGGCGGAAACCGGGACCAAACACGGACTCAATGTGTCGGGCCTGGTCTTTGACGAAATCCACGCCCAGCCGAACCGCAAGCTCTATGATGTCCTGACCAAAGGCTCCGGCGATGCCCGGGAGCAGCCGCTCTTCTTCATCATCACGACGGCGGGCAACGACAAGAACAGTATCTGCTATGAGTTGCACACAAAGGCCCTTGACTTGATGGCGGGCCGAAAGAAAGATTCCACCTTTTACCCCGTGGTCTATGGCCTGGAACATGAGGAAGACTGGACGGATGAAGCCAATTGGTACAAAGCCAATCCTTCTCTGGGGCATACCATTCAGATTGATCGCGTCCGGGAAGCCTATCGGAATGCTGTCGAAAATCCGGCGGAAGAGAATGTCTTTAAGCAGCTCCGGCTCAATATCTGGACTTCGGCCAGCATCCGCTGGATACCGGAACAGGTCTACGACAAGGGGAGCCTTCCCATTGACCTGGATTCCCTGCGGGGACGGATGTGCTACGGCGGGCTGGACTTGTCCAGTACATCGGATATCACGGCCCTGGTACTGGCTTTCCCGCCACGGAGCGATGATGAGAAATACATCCTGTTGCCTTTCTTCTGGCTGCCGGAAGACACGCTGGAACTGCGGTGCCGCCGGGACCATGTTCTCTACGACGTCTGGCAGAAGCAGGGCTTCATCCAGACGACGGAAGGGAACGTCATCCATTACGGCTTCATCGAGAAGTTTATCGAACGCCTGGGGGAAACGTACCACATACGGGAAATCGCCTATGACCGCTGGAACGCCACCCAGATGGTGCAGAACCTGGAAGATATGGGCTTCACCATGGTGCCTTTCGGCCAGGGGTTCAAGGATATGTCGCCGCCGTCGAAGGAGCTGTTCAAGCTCCTGATGGAAGGGAACATCATCCATGGCGGCAATCCCGTTCTCAAATGGATGGCCAGCAACGTCGTCATGCGCCAAGATCCTGCGGGAAACATCAAGCCGGACAAAGAAAAATCCGTCGAAAAGATTGACGGAATCGTGGCGTCCATCATGGCACTAGACCGCTGCATCCGCAACGGGACTGGCAGTGGCAGTGTCTATGACGAACGAGGTGTTATTGCATTTTAAAGACATTTGCAAAAATGGCAGGTGCTTTTTTGTGCCCGTTTTTGGAGGTATTTTATGAGAATCCCCTTTTTATCCAGCCTGTTCCGTACCCGGGACAAGCCTCAGAACTATTATATCGGCACGGATTTTCGTTATCTGTTCGGCCCCTCTGCCAGTGGCAAGACGGTGAACGAGTTCACGGCTATGCAGACGACGGCAGTGTATGCCTGCGTCCGCATCCTGGCGGAAACTCTGGCGGCCTTGCCGCTCCAGCTGTACCGTTACACGCCTGGCGGCAAGGAGCGGGTCTATGACCATCCGCTGTACCATCTGCTCCATGATGAGCCGAATCCGGAGATGACTTCGTTTATCTTCCGGGAAACGCTCATGAGCCACCTGCTCATCTGGGGCAATGCTTACGCCCAGATCATCCGCGACCGATTAGGGCGGGTACAGGGACTATACCCGCTCAGGCCGGACAAGATGACCGTCTGCCGGGATGACCGGGGAAAGATTTTTTATCTGTATACCAAGACGGGAGACGAGAATCCGAACATCAAGCCGTACGGGCAGGTGGCCCTGCAGAAGGAAGAAGTGCTGCATATCCCCGGCCTTGGGTTTGACGGCCTGGTCGGTTATTCGCCGATTGCCATGGCCCGCAATGCCGTGGGCATGACCATGGCCTGCGAGGAATACGGTGCCTCTTTCTTTGCGAACGGGGCCAGCCCCAGCGGGGTGCTGGAACATCCAGGCGTTCTGAAGGATCCGGCCAAAGTCCGGGATTCGTGGAATGCCGTCTACCGGGGGACGGGCAATGCCCACAAGGTGGCTGTGCTGGAAGAAGGCGTGCGCCCAGATGGGCGTCATTGATAGTAGTGTTTGGTACTACCACCCACAATCATGGGTGAGTTGACCTGTCTTACCGCAAAGTGAAAGCTGATACGGGAACATAGCACGACAGGAAAGCGGTAAGTTACTCAAAGGCTAAAGGGTACGACTGAACCGCCACAACAATCGGATATGAGGTTTAAGGTATCTACTGAACGTGAGACTTGAGTGTCCATTTCCGAGGGGAATTGGGAAATTAGCCTGTTACCCATTCCGTGACTGACTGTCTTTACATCCTTCAAAGGCGGCATGATTGCGAATGTCACGGCACGAGCAGGAGAACCTGTGTTAAAGAGTCTAAAGCGGAACCGATAATTCGAGCATA